ACTGGTAATGTTTCATCTAAACTTTCATTTAGTTGAACAATTTTACTCTTAAATTTTTCTTTAAACTGTTCATAATTTGCACTTGTAAACTGTAGACTGCTAAAAGGATTCGTACTTACATCTACCAATAGTTGATTAAGCAATTCAGTACTGTATGGTTGTTGCCTAATTGTACCTCCACTTTCATGTAATTGTACAATATTTCTATAATTGTTTGTACCATGTACTTGTCCATTAAACAAAGGATTTGAAGTCATTTGTTCTGTCAGATGATTAATCAAATCACCGTAGCTTACTTTATCAAAATTTATATTTTGTGGATTAAACTTTTGTACATCAGCAACGTCGAATTGACCTTCTCCTGTGGGAGAGTATTTTTCATGAGTCATAAAATGGAATTCATACACATCATCTTTTATCAATCCACTTGTAATGCTAATTAGATTTCCTGTATGACTGTAGTTGGTAAAGGTATCGCCATTTTTATAAACTTTTACATTTGTTTCATTTGGATTATCACTAAAAAATATTGTGCCAAAGTTTGCTGGATCTGCCGCAAGTCTATACTTGATACTTGACACAGTAGGTGTACCTATCTGCAAATCAAATTGATTGCCACTGCCAGCAGTTCTTGTTATACCAGCACCTACTGGAGATCCATTTGTGTTTACAAATTCAATTTCTGCTTGTGTAAACATTGTATTGAATGTGTAGGTATTGTTATTGTGTAAAAACAAAGTTGGAAGTTTTCCACCAATTCTGTTCACTTTTCCTACTGTAATATCTGTAGTAGGTTGACTGCTTATGCCGAGCAATCCAAATTCTTTGAATACATTAAAACATCTATCTCCAACAAATGCTGAATGCCCAACATCAATTACAAGTGGATTAGCTGTGTCTGATACAACTTTTCTAATTTTCTTGTTAACTGGTTGTGCATTTCTTATTTCACTCCACATGTTGAAGTAACGATTGTTTGTGAAATTTTTATAGTAGTAATAACCTTTTATCTCTGACTGATTACTTCTACTGCTATCGCTACTTTGTTTTACAAATGTAAATCTTTTATCTAGTATTTCACAGTGAAAATTTAAACCTGGATTATTTCCATAGTCAACATATTCCGGATTAAATCCTAGTGCTATATCATAATCATTGTTTTGGTTATGTACAAAATCAAATAATGTTGCGCCTGCAAAATCACTGTTACTATATTTTGATTCAGTATCAATGGCTATTAAGTCTGTATCATATAGCACCACAGGCATTCCTTGGCTTCTGTGTTCTTTTTGCCTAGCATATCTCCAACCTGAATTTGTTGTACTGTCTACATATAACTCTGCTCCACTTTTTGGAGCTTCTCTTTCTCCAGCACCATATCCGCCAATTGTCTGACTTTGTCCTGAATCAAAAGTGTTGAATCCATTGAGCAATAATATTTTTTCACCGTCATTAAGTTGTATAGCACCATTACTGCCATCAAAATTATATCTTTCCGTAAGCGTAATACCCGAGCCTACTCCGCCTACTTCCCATATTTTATTATTGTAAGTTGCATTAGATGATCCAAAGAAAATTATTAAATCATTATCTTCAAGTTCAACAGGAACAATTTGCTCCCAATATCTATGATTGCTTCCGTGAGTAGGATTATAACTTTCTCCGTGTGCTTCTACACATTCCCAAAAAGTCACAACAAAGTTTGGAGAAGTTCCCATTGTAACTTTAACTCTTTGGCCTCTTTCGTATCCTGTACCTGCGGTCCATTCATCACTAATGCCACTCATTATTACACTATAACTTGTTTTACCAACAATACTTGTGGCTGGATCATCTTTAGATTCTAAATAATGATCTACATTTAATTTAAAGAAAGTGCCGTTACGATATTTTTCTATACCTTTTTTATATTCAATTATTGGTCTTACAGCTCTATATCTTTCTATAGCATAGATGTTATCTGATGTACCTTGATAGATTAAACTGTTTTCTATTGTTTGTTCATGCACCCATAAGTTACTACGGCTCCATGCACTTCTGTCAGGACCATGTCTTTGCTCAACAGTATAATCTTTTGTGGTCATTCTATGTTCTCTGAGATCAAAAGGTCTTTTGTCGAACGCAAATTCATCTGCATCAAATCCACTAGGCTCTTGGTTGTTGTAAACTGTTACATTATTCCAAATTCTTTTGCCTTGTTTACCTTGATATTGTCCAGGTTCAAATTGTTTTGTGAAAACAATACCTTCTGGTTCACCGACGCCATCAACGATATAAACTGCATCATTCTCGTTATTTCCTGAAGAACTGGTTTGATAATAAGCATGTATTTCAATTTCATCAGTTAACGCTGGAGCAGTGCTAAGTGTCACTACACCGTTAGTGACTGTAAAATCTGTGTTAATAGTTTTCTTTGTGTTATTCACATACACTAAAAATTTTACAGCGTTGGGCTCTGTACTTGTGAACACTGTATTACCAGGTACAGTTTGTGTAAATCTATCAACTGTATGTGGACAAAATCTAATTCTCATACCATTTTCTAGTGTAATGCTTCTGCCGTTAAGCATTGTAGGAGTTGTGTATGTTGTTTCACCTATAATTGTGTCAATGTCAAAGAAACTTGTATATTTTAATTCATTAGGAGGCAGTACGTCCAATACCCAAAAATATCTGTGATGATTAATAAACATATCATAATTGATTGGTATATCTAATGTGTAGCCTTTTTCATTGAATAGTTTACTGTGATTGTTTACATTAAGTTCGTTATAACGTAAACTGTTAATTAGATCATCATATGCTAATACTTGATCGATACTATTGTCTTGATTCTTGTTGATCATTGCTGGTGCAAATTGAAATGCATCACTTGGTTTATTCTGTAGTAGATAATCATCTTCAATACTAGGAGTAAACTTGCTGTCACCTATAGTTTCACCTACAAAATTTCTAATAGGTTCTAGATTACCGGTTGACATTAACTGTTCAAATGTGCTATCAAAAAACTGTTTATTGACTGTGGTTTGCAGAATGTCAGGTAACAAATCCGTTACTCGTCTTGATCCTGTTTTCTTTACACTTTCTCCAGGACGAGTAATCTTAGGAGCAATATATGGATTAGGTTTACGTTCGCTCATTAATAGCCTCCAGAACTAATAGTGTTTTCACCAATTGTAGTTAAATTTCCTAAGCTAGTACTTGACACACTGATGTTGTTTGCTTGTACTACAGGCAAAAACAACTCATCGCTACTACTGTTTATTTGAAATAGTGCAGTACTATTGTCTGGCGTTGCTACACTATCGATAGTAATTTGGCTTATCTCACCAATCATATTGTTGTGTATAAATGCCGCCATTTCAGTAAAATAAAAATCTTCGCCAAAGTCCCAATTATCAATATTGAAATATGTATCAATCAAATTGATAACTCTCTGTTTTATCTCAGTATCACTGAGTGATGTATTTGGTGTCTTGGTTACATTAAATTTTGCTTGTAGTTCACCACTTGCTAAATCTCCAAACAAAATCTTATATTTTACAGGTCTGTAAATCACCTGATCACTGATTGATTTTTTAGTGTTCAAACTTTCAAACATATCAGTAAGTTCACTTATTGTAGGAGGGTTAGGTCGTGTTTCTAATCTTGTATCAAACAATGCCCAATTTCTAAATGTATTGTTATAGCTTTCCAACAATACATAAGTGTCAATGATATTTGTAGTACTTGGATCAATTAAATGATTGATATCAGCAATTCTATTGTATTGTGTATGAAGACTTCCTACGCCTGTCACTACGCTTGTGCCATCATTTTCATCTTGCACTGTATAAGTGAAACCATCAACTGTTTTTGTTCCAAGTTTGATAGTTTGTGAACCAACAATTTTTGTAAATGCTTCTGGATTATTTGGATATCCGTCATTATCAGGATCTGCTAAAGTTACTCTTACATTGTGTGGATCCGTGTATCCATCTTCATATGTGAAGTACCCATAAGCATTGAATTGATAATCTCTGCCTAATGGATTTGGATCCGACGGGCTAGTAGGATTAATACTTAAAACTTTAACATTATCTCTTAAAGGTTTAAGTGTTTCACTGCTAAATGTTTCTGTGAAGTTGAGATTTGTAAATTTAAGTTTTTTAGGACTACCTACTACAAATTGTGTTTTTCTTACAAGCATTTCCCATTCATTCACACCATAGTTAAGTCTTATTATCCAGCTGTTATCAATACCTGTACTTGATCCGTCACCTTCGTGTTGTCTACTCCAGTTACTAACATCATTCAATGCTGTACTGTTTAAAGGCAAATTACTGCTATCAATTAAAATCCATTTTTGACTGCCTGCATTATATCTTAATCCAAAACCATTTTGATTTTCAATTTTGTTAATAAGATTTGTTCTTGTGGTTTCGTCTAAGTCTGTACTAAGTCTTGGGACTATTCTACTGATTCTTGCTCCGCTGGCAACCACATCATTTAAAACAATACTTCCTTTTCCTGTATTATCTATACCTGTTGGTTTACCTGCACTGTCATCATCGCCAAGTCCGTCTTTGTAAAGTCTATCAATTTTTACCCATTGTGTCTTTGCATCTAGCACAGTTGCTCTTGCAGTAGCACCACTGCCACCACCACCGGATATTGTGATATTGGTGCTTTGGTCATATCCGCTTCCACTATTAGTGATAGCAACTGATGTTACTTCTCCGTTTGCAAAAGTGGCTATAGCTGTTGCACCTGTACCTTTACCAGTAATAGTAACCGTAGGAGTGCTAGTATATCCACTACCTCCTGTTGTTACAGTTGCTTGATCTACATAACCCATTTTATAAGGAGCATCAATGAACTCTACCAGTCCATTAATATCTGCTTTACTGAGTACACTGGTTGTTGTTTGTCCCATGCGTTGTATATTACTGTTAAGTGTAATATAACCACTGCAACTTCCACTTCCTTTTGTAATCTGATTCCATCTATATACATTATTAGCAGTACCATCATTATTAAAGAAATTAATGCCATCTGTAGTATTGGTAAAATGTTTGTGTGCATCATATGTAGTACTGGAATATCCTTGTCTGTTGTAATAAAAATTAAATATTTCAGGATCAGCTAAACGAGGCTTAATATACTTGTCATAAATTTGTGTTCCATTTAATGGTGTAGGCAAACTTACTACACTTCTTTTTGTACAACCGTTTTCATACATGTAAACATCATCAGCATACTGTGTTGCGTCACTGTAAGTTGCTGTAGGATCATATATGTCTCTGAATCTACTGTGACCACTGTGTACTCTGTTTACACTTTTAATTTTTCTAATGTTTTCACTAGCAGTTAGAGGAGCAATAGCATAATCATCTGCTGTGACCATTCTGTCTTGTGTAGTAAAGAATCTTGGAGCATTTGCTTTGATGCTAGCAATACTTTCTCTTTCACTTGCATTACTCACTACACTTTTCAAACTTGCACTGAATCTTGCAGTGTGTGTATTTCCGTTTGCACTGATATATTCAATGTTAAATGAAACTTTGTTGAATCCATCTGGAGTTAGACTGTATGTTCTGTTAAGTCCTGTTCTATACCAAACTCTAATAATACCTCTGGGGATATTTCCAAATCTTCCATCACTGAATACAATACTGATTTGATCATCTTCTCTACTACTAATACTGTAAATATCTCTTATTTTATTTTGTCTTGCATTAAACAATGTGTTGGCGCCAAATAGCCTATCAACTCTTGTCCAACTTTTTTGTATTTGTCCAACTTCGTCAATGGTCTGTACCCATACTTCACCATTGGCAACATTATCTGCATTGATGTCAATTGCCATATTTGGCAATCCGTTGTCAATTTGGAAGTCTTGGAAGTTAAGAGTTCCTTGTTTAAATCCAATAAAAAATCCTGTGTTAGGTGAACCAAAACCACTGTTATCATTTTTATAAAGCAAGTCTGTCACAGCATAAGGATCAGGTCGCTTTTCAATTACTGTGTTTGTTGTACTATCAACACTTGCACTGTGAAAACTAAAAGTAGCATTGTTATTGCTTATTTTGTTTGTAAATTCTTTGTTTGTTGTATTGTTTGTGCTGTTAGTTCTATAAATGTCGTGTGTTATGCCCCCAATGTTTGCTGTGCTAAAAGGAGATCCAAACTGACTGCTAGGTTGCAGAATACTGTTCATAATAGCTAAAAAGTTTTGGTAACTTGCAGGATTTGTAACATCTTCAAACTGTGTTACTACATTTGCTAAACTATTTCCTGTAGCATCAAATACTTGCTCATCAGTTTGTACACTATCAATTTTAAGATAACCACTAGCTACAACATTTCTAGTAGGAGTATAACCTAAAAATTCAGCAATACGCAAGGCGCTGTCTCTACGTTCTGCTGTACTTAAATAATTTTCTCTTTGACCTAAATCTGCTCTAAAAGCTAGGTTGTGTCCTAGAAATGCAATTAATTCTATTAGTGCTACAAATTCACTGCTATTAATATAGTCATTAAAGTTTTCTGGATAGTTTGTACTGATATAATCAACCATCGCTGAGCGTATGGTATCAAAATCATATGCTTTGAGATTTGCTTGTGCAAAACTTTCGTATGCAACTGTAAAATCTTCTGCCGCAAACAAACTACTTTGACGTGCGCCTTGTGCCATTATTCCTCACCTGTAAATCTTAGAAACAGTTCTTCTGCTGTTCCTGTATCAATATATTCTAGTCTAACCTTCACTTCTAAACTGTGTTCTGTTGGCTTGCTTAGTAGTGTTTCTAAAACATTCCAACGTGGATCGTTGTTTACAATAGTGCTAACATCATCCAATGCTTGTCTTTCAGTCAAAGCATCAAGTGGTTCAAATACTAAATCTGGTAATATACTTCCAAATGTAGGATTTCCTACTCTTTCTCCTCGTCTAGTGTAAAAGTGATTCAATAAATCACGTTTTGCAAGCTCTGAATCAGTAAGAGTTTTGCTACCACTAATGCTGTCTATTGTGCTATATCCGATATAGGTTACCATACTATTATTT